AGACCACACTAAAGATGCAGCAATCAACAGATTCTCCTTGATGTTTTTCCAAATCATATAAATACTCCTTCCTTATCTTACAATAAATAGGTGGAATGTCAGCATTTAAATAAGCCATAACTTTATTTTATTTGACCCCAATTAGGACCGGATTCGCAATCTACTTTGTTATCTATTTCTAATTTAATAGCTTGCTCCATTGTTTCTTGAACCATGGTCCGTGTTTCGTGATCCTTGATTGATACACAAAGCTCATCGTGTATTTGTATGTGAGGTACTATACCTTTTTTATAAAGATCTACCATGGCTCTTTTTGTCATATCTGCTGCTGATCCTTGTACCAATCTATTTAATGCTTTGTATGTAAATGCTCTTGTATAATGTTTTTCAAAATGTTCATTTTCAGGATCTGTTAGTTTATCATACTTTGTCATTTGCTCTAGTTTATAACCATCTATAGCTTCTTCTCTTGTGGGATAAAGTTTTACTTCAGTAAAACGATTAGTTTCAGGGTTCCATTCTTTGTCCCTACTTTCCCATTTATCAAAACGACAAAACCTATCTCCTAATGTAAATAGCAATCCTTCATTACTTGCAAACTCTGACAAATCTTGAGATAGCTGTCTTACAAATGGAACTTTAGCATGGTAGGTATTAAATAAAGTTCTGGCTTTTTGAGAATCTAAATTTAATTCTTTTTGTAATTTTATTTTACCCATGCCATAGAACAGACCAAGGTTAATTGTCTTTGCTTGTTTTCTAGGTATCTTTGCCATGTCTGCAACTATTTGATGAAAGTCAGCATCTTCTTTGTCAAATTCTTTTTGTAAATCTGCAGTTCCAGCCATACCTAATTTAATAGCATAATGCACCACAATACGTGGCTCTTGTTGACTGTAGTCAAAACTATACCACTCACTACCTGTTTCAGGAATAAATAATTCTCTCATTTTCTTACCAATATAACCTTTAGATGGTATTTGTTGTAAATTTGGATTACTCATAGAAAATCTACCAGTTACTGTTCCCCCATGTTCACCTCTAATTTGATTTATATCTGCGTGTATTCTTCCATTGTGTACAAACCCTAATAATCCCTCTACAAAAGTATTTTTAGCTTTATCAAATTCTCTAGCTTTAGCTATCAGTCTTAAATATTTATTTTTATGAGTAGATAAATAATCTTTAGGAAGTTGTGGCATTCCAGATTTAGGTGTTTTTTTATAGTCATCAATATTTTGATGATCTAGTAAAGCTTTGATAGAAGATGCTGCCCACATTTCTATTTTAATGTTAGTCTTTCTGGCAATATAATTTATAATATTATTTTTAGTTTTTTCTAAACGTTTACCAAATGCTTTAGCTTTTTCGACATCAATTTTAACACCTTTGAATTTCATGTCAACCAAGCAAGGAAATAATTTTGTTTCTAATTCAAATATACTTCTAGAAGTTTTTTCTACATTGTCTTCTGGTTTAATGTATAATACTTCGTCAAGTTTTTTATCAAATAATTTCCATAACTTTAAAGTTAAATCAACATCTTGTTTTGCATAATCTTTTACAATGGATGCAGGTAACTTGTGCATATTACTCATTGGATCTTTGATTGTTCCTTTAGACCATGCAAGAGTTTTTTCTTGTAGATCATACCCACCTTTTTTTTCATTTAAAAAATCTTTAGACAAAGAATCTAACGAATATTTAAATCTATTTTCGTCAATTACAGAAGCTGCAATCATTGTATCTACAATACGACCTTTCATTTTCTTACCTGTTACGGCCCTAATCCAACACACGTCGTACATTGCATTGTGAAATACTTTTGTAATTTTTTCATTTTGAAATAATTTTTCATCTAGAGCTTCCCATAATTTTAATTTTTTATCTAAAGATAAATCTGTATCTGCGTGATTAAATGGAAAATAAACAGTATCTTTCCCTGTTGCAATTGCAACTCCACACACAAAACCATCTCCTCTTATGGCACCTAAACCTTTTGTTTTTAAATTAGGATCATAAGTTTCTAAGTCAACTGCAACTGTATCTATACCATCTAAATCTAAATCTTCTGGTGTTTTACACATCGTAATCCCTTTCTAATATCATTTGTAAATAATGTATTGCTTTCTTTATATCTTCTTGCTTCCCCTTGTGCGGATGCCTGCATATATATTTTATAGCATTCCCTTCTGCAAAAAGCAATTTGTTTTCATTTATAAACTCTGCAGGTTGGATTTTAAAATTTTTGTAATGTTTTCCTCCAACTTGTTTTTCTAAACAATCATATTGCATACCTTTAAATATAGTTTTATCTGTCATATTTTCTTCCTAATGTATATCTATCTTGTGATGCTACAGTCCAACAGTCTACCCTACCTCTACTATACGCTACATATTTTAAACGTAGTTGAGTAAAATAATCTTCTCTTCTAGTGCAAGTTTCATCGACTATTACGTTGTCGTAAGTCTGTCCTTTAACTTTATGTATGTTTCCATAGTAGACTCTTGTCTCTCCTTCGGTATCAACACCTTCTCTAATTAAATTATTTATGTATTTAATTTTTTCTTCATCTGTTTTTGATTTAATTCTTGTGTGATAAAAGTCAGTAAAATCAAGGCTTTCTACACGTAAATATTTTTTTTCTATTAACTCCTGAATAAGATATTTTTTGTTTATCCAACCTTCAAAAGTTGCTTCTCCTTTTCCTCTTACAATGACTTGTTGACCCATGTATGTCCAAAATTCTTTTATTTGTTTTAAGGACATTTCTTCTCCTCTTACAAATTCTGGCCACATTTTATGACATCTTATTTCTTTTTTAGAAACGTAAGGATCACTACCTACGTGACAAAACTCTACTCCATGATAGTGTAAAAAAGCTCTTGCCCATTTTCCAGAAGGTGTTCCCCTGTAAGTAAATAAAAAAGTTTCTTTTGTATTTTTTATTTTATCTAATAATTTTTCCATAGATGAACAATTTGTTTTAAGACTTGGCAAATAATAATGATTTCCAATAACATTTTTTGCAGGTCTCCAAACTCTTTCATACCCATAGTAATCCCATATTGGTTGTATTATTTTTTTACATAAATTATTTATTGTTTCACCACATCTAAGACCATCTTTTAATTGTTTTGCATCTTTTGAAAGTCTATGAAAATAATCTGCATTAGCGCCAGAAAATTCAAAAATTGTTTGATCAGCATCTCCTACCATGTAGTATTCTTTTACATTTGTAGACATTTTTTCTAATGCTTTTAATTGTGGAATGTTACTATCTTGAGCCTCATCAACTATTAAAACATCAATATCAGGATCAACTGCATCGTTTATAAAATCTCTTATCATGTCATCGTAATCACACATTTGATTAACTTTTTTATAGTTGTCATATACTTCTTTCATTTCACTAATCATTCTAAAATTATTGTAAGGGTGATAGTTAGAACTAGTTTCTCTTAAAGAATTCCAATGCTCTTTAATTGTTCTTCCTTGTCCAAAAGCATCTCCAAGAAATTTAAAAAATTTATGTTTATCATTATCAAATTCTGAAGGAGTTGTTCTTTGTGCTTTAAAACCACTATTTTCTACACACAAATTAAGATAATCTGCATAACTTATTAATTCTTTTTTTAATAATTTACTTCTACAAAAAGCATGTATGGTGCAAATTTTATATTTAAAAAATTTCTTTCTTAAACCTCTTTCTATCATCTCTGGCAGTTTCAATATTGCATCTCTTAACTCTTCTGCAGCTACCTTTGTGTGTGACAACATTATTATTTTCTCTGGGTCGTAGTCCTTTAATAACTCTTTGTATTTTTCTATTAAAAATATGTGAGTCTTTCCTGTACCTGGAGGACCAGATACAAATTTAGGCGTTTTCATGTGTTAGTGTCCTTTCTTCTATTTCTTGAGCTTCTCCTTCTATGATCAAATGATCCTTGTTTATATTATAGTTATCTATTTTATAAGAAGGGCAAGAATGCTCTATACCTGTTGGATCTTTATATTTACCTCTGTATCTTTTAGCTCTTAAAACACGTTTGCATTTTAAAACAAGATCTACTCTTGCTAAAGTTACTCTCTTTTCAGCTAAAAATTCGTCAAATTTATTTAAATTAAATTCCAAACTACTATTCTTCATATTAAAATAAGGCATGTTAAAATCTGCTAATTCTTTTTTATCTGTGTAAGCTTTAAATTTATCTATAAAAGATTCAAACCATCCTATAAATCTTACATCTTCACTAGACTCGGGATCGTAATCTTGTGATTTAGTTCTTGCTTGAAACTTTGCTATCATCATTTTATCAAAATCCATTTCTTTCATAAAAGGTAGAAAAACAGCAGCTTGTTTCATTACCTCATCATAAAAAATTTTCTTTTTCATTAAATGAGGTCCTTCTACAGTTATGTCTTTTTCTATTTTCTTGCCATCTTCTAATGAATAAATTTTTACAAAATACCTATCACTACCATATTCAACTATATCACCTATGTGCTCTTGTATTTCTTCGCTGTTATTTTTAACACCAATCCAATTAAATAATTTTACTATATCTTTTTGATCCACATTTAAAACTTCGGCTAGTTTTGGAATACCATAAAGTTTGTCTGCTTTTTTTCCTGTTGTACCTTTTTGATTACGTTCGTCTGCTTCAGTATCATTTGCTTCAATAGCAATGTTGTAAACAAAACTATCTATTTCTTCAGTTGTCCAATCTGTGTTTTTAATTAAAATTCCAGCTATGGCTGTACAATAAATGTCTCTAGAACCTGTAGAAGGATAAATAATTGTAAGAGCAGTTGACAGAGCAATCTTACTAACATCAACCACTACGTTACCACTGTATTCATGAATACTATTAAAATGTGACCACTCTACTGTCTCTCCATTGTCATCATAAGGAGACTCTGGAATTATAGTATATCTTTCTTTACCACTTCTTAATTCACAAATAGTTGCTCCATGTGGAAATTTTTTATAATTTTTTTCAAAACTTTTTGGCAATATATATTGTATAAATTCACAAGAACCTTTCCAAAGGTAATGACTGTTAGGGTTATTTCTTCTACCATAAATTGCTCCGCAATCTTTTAAATAATGTGTTATAAATCTTCTAACTACAGGATTGTCTATATCTAAATCAATATGACTATCTAATCTTAATGCTATCTGTGCTTTTGAGTGATTGTTTTTCCATTCTTCTTTCGTTAAAGTAAAATCTTCTTTCTTCCAACTGACCCTGGCTTTTTTTTGGTCAGTGGGTATTATGACGTATCTAAGATCTAACCAATCTTCATACGTAACAGGACTTTTATTTATCTCATTATTCATAAATTAAAATGGGCATCTCTACTCTCGCTTCGATGCCCATTACCTAGGATACTATAAATTTAAAGATTTTTTAGTTTCTTCTTGAGATTCATGTTTAACTTCAACCGCACCTTTACCGACTTGTTCAGCAAAAGATTTTGCAATTCCGTAAACACCTTGATCTTGTACCGGACCAACTTTAGATACTTCCCAACCAAACCATGTTCCTTTGTCATTTGACATCTGAACAGTTTTTAGATTGTAAATGTGGCTATATGTTGGCGGAGTAAACAAACCAGTTTTACCTTGCAATTTAATTCCCATCATAATGGAATTCCATTTACGACTAATCTTTAATTGAGTAGCCTTCATAGATATTAAAGCAGTTTGTGGTGAATCACCTAACACTACTACATAATGATTTGCAGTGTTGTCAATGTAATTACCATTAGGCAATCTATCTTTGTAAGATTTATCACGAGTAGTTTGACTCATAATATCAGAACTTGCATCGTGGATTGCAACGGGTGCACCAGCGCCTGCTCCTCTATCTTGCCATTCTATCAATTTTCTTTCATAGAATACTGGTAATATATCTATTCCTTTAGCTCCATCATAAAGTTCATTTGTGACACTGTTAATAATCATGCCTGGTTCAGCATCTTTAACGTATCTTGAATGTACTTTATTTACTTCAGGAGATAGTTGTCCTAATACTTTCAGAAAAGGTAATGCAAGATCTTCTTGCGTCATATTCTGAGAGCCTTTGTCTGCATCAGCTTCAAACATGTTGACTGCTAATGCACCTTCTTCTTTTTTAGTTACTTGGTTCATTTTTATTGTTTCCTTTTTATTGTTGTTTTATTTCCAACGAATACGTTGAAAAGTTCAGTAGGCATTTCTTTGCCGTTTTCAATACGCTCCCGAACTAGCGCTTTTAGAGTCATGGGCTCAACCTTCAACTTTTGTGTTGGTTGATACCCACGCTCTGATGCAAGGTTCGCATAATCAGCGGCCTTGTTATCTTCGTTACGCCCAAATGATACGGATATCTCATTTTTGATTATATCACCTAGGTTATTGTCTCGAAGC